AGGAGAAACAATCATTCCCGATTACATTACCAAGCAAGAAGCCAAGATGCTGATTAAACCTGACAACTGGAAATTCTTTAACCAGCCCCCCTGCGATGTTTGAACAAAAGAATAATGAAAGAGAAATTCAAGGGTATACTATGAATACTGAAGCCGAGAACAATAAGAACCTGACTCCCAACTATTATAAAAATATTATCAGAGGTAAAACAAAATCTTGGATTGATGTTTATATTTTAAATAAGCTTGGACAAATAGAAGATGGCAAACCTGTTTATGAATCCTTTAAAGCAGATGTTCACGTTGCTAAAGGAGATATTGCTATTGCCGATGGCATTCCTATATTTATGGGATTAGACTTTGGATTAACACCTGCTTGTATTTTTGCTCAAAGAATTAGAGGAAGATGGATTGTTATAGATGAATTAGTTGCAGAAGATATGGGCATTGTAAGATTTTCTGTTTTAATGAAACAACAGATGTCCCTTTATTTGCCTAGGGAATTTTATATTTATGGCGATCCCGCAGGGGATCATAGAGTGCAAACAGATGAAAGTACGCCTTTCCAAATCCTAAGAGGCAAAGGAGTAATTGCTAGACCTGCTCCATCTAATGATGTAACGATTAGATTGGAATCAGTTAATAGCGTTCTTGCAAGAATGATTGATGGAGAAAGCGGATTATTAATTGATCCTAAATGTAATAACTTAATAAAAGGATTTAGTGGCGGTTATCATTATAGAAGACTTCAGGTATCGGGAGAACGGTATGATGAAAAGCCAAACAAAAATAGGTTCTCTCACATTCACGATGCTCTCCAATATCTTTTACTGGGTGCTGGCGAGGGTAGGGCTTTGACAATGGGTGGAAAAGTTAGTAAACCAATAATAGCGAAAAGGAATTTTAATGTATTTGATGTTAAACCAAAATCAGTTTATGAAAGGAGAAGATAGATGTGTGTAGGTCCATTTAAAGCTCCATCTATTCCCGCACCTCCTCCTCCACCACCTGAAGCGGAAAGTGTAAGACAACAACGAGAAAGACTTCGTAAACAACAACAGCTTGAAAGAACCAAAACCAAAGCAGAACAGTATGAACAAAGAGTTGCTGCTTATACAGGAAGAAGAGGAAGACGATCACTTCTTACTGGAAGACGTGGCGGACAAGGTTTTGAAATTGCAGGCAGTTTAATGAGTGGTCAAACACTAGGAGCATAGTCAATGGTTATAGATGTTAAACCACAACGATCAGTAAACCCTACTGATGGAATAGTAAAACAATTACTTAGTCGTTACAGCCACGCAAGAGCCATTAAGGATATGTGGCTTCCCGTATTTGAAGAATGTTATGAATTTGCTCTACCTCAACGAGAAAGTTTCTTTTCAGAATCTATTGGTAGCAAAAGAACAGACAGAATCTTTGATGAAACTGCGGTAGTTGGTGTACAAGAATTCGCCTCTAGGTTACAAGCAGGTATTGTTCCTAACTATGCAAGATGGGCAGACTTTGTTGCAGGATCAGAAATTCCAAAAGATCAACGAAGAGAAGTTAATTTAGCTTTAGATGAAACAACAGAATATGTTTTTGAAATATTACAAAATTCAAATTTCTCACAAGAGGTTCACGAAACATTTTTAGATATAGCAGTAGGTACTGGATGTCTTTTAGTTGAAGAGGGAGATGCTGTTCAGCCCGTAAAGTTTAAAGCTATTCCATTACCTCAAATTGTTTTAGATTCAGGACACGATGATAAGATAGATCATATCTTTCGTAAGCGATTAATTCGTATGAAAGAATTATTAGTTGCTTATCCTGATGGAGTCCTTTCTGAAAAAATGGTTATGGATGGAGAAAAGAATCCTGACCACGAATGTGAGGTTATAGAAATTGTTTATAAAAATTATTACAATACTAAAGAAGAGGAATATACATTTTGTGTCATTGCTCCTTTATATGAACACAAACTTTTATCAAATAGTTTTAAAGGTTTAGGTTCCAATCCATATATAATTTATAGATGGTCTAAAGTTGCAGGCGAGGTATATGGAAGAGGACCGTTACAATTAGCGTTACCAGCAATTAAAACTTCTAACTTAGTTATAGAGTTGATTCTTGAAAATGCACAAATGGCAATTTCAGGAATGTATCAAGTAGAAGATGACGGAGTTATCAATGTAGATAATATTGCTTTGATTCCGGGAACTATCATTCCGAAAGCGGCTGGCTCTTCAGGACTAACAAAAATCGAACAAGCAGGAAACTTTAATGTTTCTGATTTAGTTCTTAGAGATATGAGAACAAATATTAAAAAAGCTTTGTACAATGAAATGTTGGGAACACCCAATGAAAAGACTCCAATGTCTGCGACAGAAGTTGCAGAAAGAATGGCTGATCTTTCAAGACAAATTGGTTCAGCATTCGGAAGACTGCAAGCAGAATTAGTTAATCCAGTTTTACAAAGAGTAGTTTATATTTTAAAGAAACAAGGTCGAATTAAAATTCCAATTATTAATGGTAGAGAAATTAAAATTAAATCTTCTTCTCCATTAGCACAAGCACAACATCAACAAGATGTTGCAACACTTGATAGATTCTTAGGCATAGTCCAAGCTAGAGTTGGTCCACAAATGTTAAATATTCTAGTTAAGCAAGATGAAGTCGCAAAATATGTTGCAAAGAAATTAGGTATCCCTGAAGAATTAATTAGATCACAACAAGAAATGCAAGTGGCTGCTGGACAGATACAACAGATGATGCAACAAGCTCAAGGAGTTATAGGTGGTGCAGAACAAGGTAATGGAAGCCAAATGGGAACACCGCCAGTACCAGCAACAGAACCAGCAATATAGATGATGCCATATGAAAATGTATGTACAAATCTATTTTAGTTATTTCTGATCTTCACATTCCATATCATCATAAAGATAGTTTCGAGTTTTTAAAAACTATCAAGAAAGAATTTAATCCTGACTTCATCGTTAATATTGGCGATTCGTTAGACTTTCATGCAATCAATATGCACACTCACGATCCTGATTTGTTTTCCGCAGGGTTTGAATTAACAGAATCTAAAAAATATATTAGAGAATTAGAATCTATTTTTCCTAAAGTGGTAGAAGTAGATTCCAATCACTCCAGTTTAGTTTATAGACGGGCATTAAAATATGGAATGAGTAGATCATTCTTAAAAGACTATGCTGAGTTTCTTGATACAAAGAAATGGCAGTGGGTAGATGATCTTACTTTAGCTTTACCTCACGGACAACAATGCTTTTTTACTCACGGAAGATCATCAGATATTTTAAAAGTATCTCAGACAATGGGAATGTCAGCAGTTCAAGGACACTATCATACAAAGTTTGTTATAAGTTACTGGGCTAATCCTAATAATTTATTCTTTGCTATGAATGTGGGATGTTTAATAAATCAAAAATCATTAGCGTTTCATTATTCAAAGAATTTTCGTACACGTTTTGTCATTGGCTGTGGTATTATTTTAAATGGATTCCCAAGATTATTGCCAATGGTATTAAATAAAAAAGGAGAGTGGATAGGTACACTCAAATAATTATGCAAGATAAAATCAATCCTACATACTATCAAGCAGGTAAATGTGAATGTGGAAGAACATTACAGACTTATGATTATGTGAAAGATTTGCCTTATGCAGATGCAACTGCTATCAAATATATAACACGACATAGGGTAAAAGATGGTGCAACCGATATTAGAAAAGCTATTTGGTTTCTAAAGGCAATCTTGAAAGATGAATATAAAAATGATAGTAACGTAGAATGAAATCAGAACAAACGCCTAAAGTAGTCGTAGGTTTAGATAATATGCAACGTACTCCTGATGCAGAAGAAAAACTTAATTTTATATTTTCAGATACTTTTAATACACCAGCAGGTAAAGCGGTGCTACAATCATTAAGAAGCATCACTATTGAAGCGATTGCAGGTGGAGAAATTACGGATCGTGCACTTAGACATTTGGAGGGGCAAAGATATTTATATGGTTTAATTCAAAGAAGAATTAATAAAGGATTAAGTCAAAAAATAGTGAAAGATAGAAAGGATAAATAATGGCTGAAGAAGAAATAAAAAAAGAAGAACAACCAAAAGAAGAACCTAAAGAAGAATCAAAAGAAGAACCTAAAGTAGAAACAACAGAAAAAGAAGAACCTGCTGTTCAAGAAACTACTCAAGTTAAAAAAGAAAGACCTGAGTATATTCCTGAAAAGTTTTGGAACAAGGAAACTAGCGAACCAATCTTAGATGAGATGGGTAAGTCCTATAGTAATCTTGAAAAGTTTGTTGGTGGTAAAAAAGAAGAAATGAAAAAAACTGTTCAGGATGAACTTCAAATAGAGGCACAAGCTCACAGACCTCCCTCTATTGATAAATATGAATTACCAAAACTTCCCGAGGGAATAACTGAAGATATGGTTAGAGCCAATCCTATGACAGAATGGTGGAGAAATAAATGTTGGGAACAAGCTGGTAATCAAGAAGTTTTTGAAGAGGGTATTAATAAATATGTTGATATGTATTTAGGTAGCCAAGTCAATGTTAATGAAGAGAAAAAAAAGTTAGGAGAAAATGCTGATGCAAGAATTGATGCAGTCAATAGTTGGGCATCAACATTTTTTAATCAAGAACAATTTGAGAAAATCTCAGGTTCACTTGGACAATCAGCAGATGGTATTGAAGCATTGGAAAAAGTTATAGATGCTACTAAACAGAATCTCTCTCGTGCTAATCAAGTTAGTCGACCTGAAAGACTATTAACTATTTCAGATGTAAAAGAAAAGATGCGAGATAAAAGATATTATGATTCAAGAGATCGTGATCCTGCTTACGTTAAGGAAGTAGATGAGGCATTTAATAGACTATATCGTAGTTAATGCTGATAGTCGAAAAGACTATTCCCGATCATTGTTTTTCTTTAGCTCCCAATCTTAAATCGTTAGATCGATTTGAGATAGCAGTATTAGGGTTTGATCCACTACACGCCCTATTACTGCCATTTCGTTACGCAAGACCAAATACCTGTACCTATACAATCTTAACTAAAGATACTAATGAAGTGGTTGCAATTTTTGGTGTGATTCCTACAAAAGAAAATCCAAAAGTGGGATACATATGGTTCTTATCTTCTGATTTGTTGGAAAAATATTATCGTTACTTCCTAAAAGGAAATAAAAGATGGTTAGCTTATATGGAAGAAGACTATGAGTATCTATGCAATTACATAATTGCTGAACACAAATTAAGTATCCGATGGTTAAAGTGGCAGGGATTTATTTTTTCTAAAGAAATACTTGTCAAAGGAGTTAAAATGTATTACTTCTCTAAGAGATTGCATTGTGCAATCAAATTAGGTACACAGCCCGTTTTGAGGGAGATCGGTCCACACTGGGCAACCGAATTAAATCATCAAGGATAACTGTTTTAATTAACAATAACTGACAAGGAGAAAAGTTATGAGTACATCTATTTCAACTGCGTTTATAAAACAGTTCGAAGCAGAAGTTCATATGGCATATCAACGTATGGGTTCTAAACTTCGTAATACTGTAAGACAGTTAAATAATGTTACTGGTAGCCAAGCGAGATTCCAAAAAGTAGGAACTGGTACAGCTGTGTCTAAATCAAGACACGCACAGGTTCCAACTATGGATATTTCGCATAGTACAGTTGATGTTACTTTAGCAGACTTTTATGCGGCAGATTATGTCGACAGATTAGACGAACTAAAGACTAACATTGACGAAAGACAAGTACTTTCTCAGTCTGCTGCGGCAGCACTTGGAAGAAAAACAGACTCTCTAATCATAGATGTCTTAGACGCTGGAACAAATTCGGCAAACATAGCTCACGGTTCAGCAGCTTTAACGCTTGCTAAATCTTTGACTGTTTACGAAGAATTCGGCGGAGCAGATGTCCCTGATGATGGTGGTAGATACTTTGTAGTATCTCCTGCGGGTTGGGCTGATCTATTACAACTAGATCAATTCTCTCGTGCAGAATACATCGGAGAAGCTGGACTTCCTTACGCTGGCGGTATGACTGCTAAAAGATGGTTGTCTTTCACTTGGTTTGTACATTCAGGTCTTTCTATTTCAGGTACTACTAGAGAATGCCACGCATTTCACAAAAGTGCGGTAGGTGTTGCTAATGGTTCTGAAATTAGAACAGAAATAAATTACATTCCAGAAAAAGTCAGTAATCTTATCACATCTTAT